GCGAAAAGGCATCCGCCATCGTGAAGAAGCCGTCTTTCGGTTTCTCCACTTCGCCGGGTTCGGCTCCCCGCGAAGACACCCGATACCGTTTCGAGAGGAACGGCACGGACATCAAGATCCTCGGCGGCAACCCTGACACCCGTCTCAACCCGCTCGGTCTTGGTTCGGATGGTTCGGACGCGACGTTTACCGCTACTGACGCCAATGGTCCGGTCGCAGGTGCAAGCATCCCGGTCGATCTTCTCGGCCAGATGATTCGCAAGTTGCCCAAGTTGGCGGTCCTTCGTCAGAACTGCCAGGTGCGAACCTACAGCAACGACGTTGAACTCCAGCGTGTCAACGCTCGTATCGACATGTCCGGAGATGCGTTTGTTGCAGAATCGGGAGCCTACAACGAGCAGATTGGTTCCTTCGAGCGTGTGCGAGTGCGCAACTTCAAGAGTGCCGCCCGCACGAACGTCACCGAGGAATTTCTTCGGGATGCGCGTGGGAACGCTGTTGCAGAAATGCTCCTCCAGCACGCCGAAGAGCATGGCCTCTACTGGGATTCCGCCTACGCCACCGGCATCGGTTCGGATGACGCCCCGGAGCCGATTTTCCAGACCCCGGCACAGTGGGCAGCCGCGCAGGCTGACTACGCCAACGCTGCTGCCACTCCCACGGCAATCTTCACCGATCAGCACACTGATCTCGACATCAGTGTCATCGACGGTGCCGACGCCGCCGCAGCGGCGAAGAATGTCACCCAGGCTCTCACCTCCCTTCGTTACGACAAGATCCCCGCGCAGTACTGGGGCGGTCTGAAGTGGATTATGGGCCAGGAGACGTTCGCAACCATCGCCAACATGGTTGACGGTCAGAGCCGTCCTCTGTACCAACCCCTCCTCACTTCGACGATGGGCGAGTCCAACTACGTCGGAACCATCCTTGGTCTTCCGGTTTCGGTCAGTAACAACCTTCCCGCCAAGGCCGACGGAAATGTTGCTGCCGTCCTCATGCACACCGAAGATTATGGCATCTTCGACCGTGTTGGATTCGGCCAGTTGGTCGATCCGTACACGGACAGTGCAGCAGGCGAAGTTCGCTACCTCACCCGTATGCGTTCCGACGGTCGATGGCTGCGTCCCTACGCTGCCGGTCAGATCCACTGGGTCGCCTGATCCATATCTTTCTCTTCCGCTCTCCCGCCCTTCGGGGCGGGGGAGTTGGGGGTTTGCATGTCGCACTCGCTCACAAACGTCTCGGCGCATCCGTTCCAACTCTCTGAGTTCAAGGATCACATCCGTCTGGAAATCACAGACGATGATCCCGCTGCTCAAAGAAGTCTGGACACGGCTGTCTCCGCAGTCGAACGATGGACTGGCCGCCTAACCCGGTCTGCCACCATCACCCAGGAATGCGGGTACTACCGCCCGCACTTCCGCGCCGAAATCGCTAACCCCGACAGTATCGGCACGCTTACGCAGATCAATCCGAATACCGACGCAACCACGGACATCACTTCGCGGTTCTTCCTCTACCCGGCAATCGGGTGGTGGTATGCGTTCATCCGCCCACAGTCGAGCCTCGAAGTCAACGTCCTGGTCCGATGGGTCTACACGGTCACGACGCCGGAGATCCACCCTGACTTGAAACTCTGCATCTTTGGACTGGCTGCGTCGTTCTACGAAAACCGCTCCCATGTGGAGCAGAACATCAACCTCAGCAAGTTGCCGACCGGCTACCGATCGTTGCTTGAGAACTTCCGGGATGGCTTGATGTGAATAGTGGTCGCGCACGACATCGAATCACGGTGACTTGCAGCACGCCTGCCTCTGGAACATCAGGGCAGGCTGACTACATTGGCGGCACGGATACCGTCATCACTCGGTGGGGTGAAGTGCGAAGCATCAAGGGAAAACTTGATGACCAGGGTATGCAGCAGATGGAAGGGCGCCGGTTCTTCCAGATAAAGATGCGGTACGACTCGGGCATCAACTACGGATGCCGTCTGACCTACAAGGGTCGGGAGATGGCAATCGAGCGGATCGAGGATGTCCGCGAAGTCAACCACGAACTGGTGATCTACGCTTTCGAGGTGGATCTATGATTTTCACATCCATAGATGACGCAAAACTTCAGCGTGACTTGCAAGCCCTGATTGACACCGGCGGCTTGAGCAAGAAGTACGCAAAACTTGCGGCCAAGCGTTCCGCCGAAGTTATCGACGATGCCTCCCGAAAAGGCTACGCCCGCGAATATACGCGAGGAAGTCGCGGAAAGGGAAGTAGCGATACGCACATCTACGGCAACATGTTGACCCGTGTAACTCGGAAGATTTACATTGCTCGGCCCCGGTGGCGAAATTGGGCATCGAAGAAAAGCAGCCTTCGGTTTGACTCTAAGAAGCAACGAAAAACGGATTTCTGGTTTCGTTCGATGATAAAACGAACGGCAGACGGCAGAGGGAATCCGTCCACGTTGTCCCACCTGATCGAAGACGGCGCAAGGCATTTCCGAACCGGTCATAAGAACTTCGCCCACGAAATCAGGCGGACGGCCTTTAGAAACAACCGGATTAAGGCTCTTCGGGTGCTTGAAAAGGGGATTGAACTTGCGGTAGAAAACGCCACGCATGGGACGAAGATGGGACTCATTGATTTCCGAAAGAAGACTCAAGTATGAGCATCCCAAGCACGACACACGATTTCCTGGTTGCGTCTGTTACCACCGGAGATCCGGCGTCACAACAGGCCCCGGTTTCTCCGTTCGTTCGTAATCACGCGGCAGGATTTCCCGCCGTGATCTACACGTTCGAGGGCGACGATTTTTTGAACCCTATCCCTGCCGTCACCAGCCCACGGCTGGTGCGGTACAACGCAATGGTGCTTTCTCGAACCCTTGAGGAAGCGGAGACGATTGGACAGTTGATCGTCGTAGCAGCAAGAGCAGAAGCGTGTCCGATGCGTGTGACCTCGGTGGGACGCGACTACGAACCGGCCTATGACGGGGAACGTCAGGGCATTTACATCCACACGACTTCTTTGGAGTTCTTTTCGACATGACTTTTCTACTTGGCAATTCACTCGTTGGCATTTTTCAGTCCGGTGCGGCGTCTCCGGTAACGACTACATTCGGCATTACGGGATTCAGCCATAGCGGCGGAGATCGCCCGGAAATTGATGTCACCACCGCTGCGTCCACCAGACGGCAGGTTTACGCCGGGTTGGCAAGCCCGGAAGAGATGACGCTTTCGGTCAAGTATCAGGTTCACGCTTCCACCGAAGACGGAATCGACCTTCGGGCCGCACTGGTTCAATGTGCAAACGGCAACCTGACGATCAAGATGAACGAATCGGATGACTGCGGCACGGCTAGGACTTACTTGGAAGCAAGCGGGGAAACCTACACCGCCTTGGTTGACGCGGTGTCTTGGAACTTCTCGACCGAACTTGATGGGATCATGGAAGGCGAAGTCACCTTCCGGGTGCGACACTGATGTTTGAACCCAAAAGAGAAACGCACATGGTCAGGGGCCAGGAGATCACCATCAGGGAACTGGAGGCTGATGTCTTGGTAAACATGGACGAAGCAATGTCCGCAGCGGTTGCGGCTTCGCTTGTGCCAGACAAGACCCAGGCCGAAGTGGCACAGTGGCCTGCTCAGGTTGTCACTGAGATTTTCGGACTCATTGCAACACTGAACGGGTGGGACACCGAGGGAAAAGGCTAGAGCCGATCGACATGCTGATCCACCGGGTCGCATCTCAGATTGGCGTGATGGCTCGGCAGGTTCGGGAAGGTATGAGTTCGAGGGAACTACTAGACTGGGCTGAGTATTTTCGCCGGGAAGCAGGCGAGCAAACTACCGAAGAAATCGCGGGAGCGGTAAAGGCGGCATTCAGATGGCAAACGTAGGCAACCTCTTTGTCAACATCGGCGGAAACACGAAGGGGCTTACCAAGTCCCTGAAGGCCGCAAAGACAAAACTGCTTGATTTCAGTTCTTCAGCCATCAAAGAGCAGAAGAAAGTCGTTGCCGACGCGATGGAAAACGCCGCTATGGCTGCACGGGGAGCAACGGTCGGCGCACGATCGGGCAACCTGGAAATGATGACCCAATCAAGAATTCAAGCGGCTAGTTCGGGTCGGACCTATCGGGAAGAAAGAGGGAAACTGACCCAGATGGAAGCCGCCTTCGCAATGAGGGCGGGGCTTGGGGTCATTGGCTTGACCATTGCCGGGGCGGCTCTTATTGCAAAAAACGCTTTGTCCAGAACCGACGAGGCTATTGCCTCGGCAAAACAATTTGAGATGATGGGGCCAGAAGGCGGAAAGATTCTTGAGCAAAGAATAAAAATGATGCTGGACGCAATGAAATATGCGTCTAGCCCGGAAGGCTCCGCCGCGTTATTGAAACAGGCAACTATGGAAAGAAGCGTAAAGAGGGAAGCATTGCAATCGGGGGCTGCCGGACTCAGGCAGGAATTCTCGGCTTTAAAAGATGAATCATCCGAAAATCTTATACGGGGAATTTTTCGTCCGTTCCAAAGACTTGTAGATGTTCTTCCGGTTCATAACTTGCGTATTCCTGATCCCACAAAACAGATCACGGGGGGTTATTGATGCCCACGGTTGTCGTTACCAAGAATTCCAATAACCTCGACTACGGCGGTATGTTCCAGCCGTCCTCAAGAACCATCGAGTTGGCGGTGGACTATTGCGGGGCATCGACTCCGGCAAGCCTGCAACTGGTTATCGACGATCTGGAAACGATCGGTTGGGCGTTGACAGTTGGCAGGCCCATAGGGATGCCACCTGACGGTGTTGGGGCTTACGATCGTTTCGAGTTGGGAAGGCCCGCAGACCAGACCGCAGCGGAGGGGACGCTTATCCCTTACGTCGTGCAGTCTTATCGAGGCGCAATAGATGGCGGCTCGAACAACATCTGGCGGGTGTCGATTGTGCTTTCGCTGGTGGTTCGGAACATCAATCAAGCCGAAGACTACCCAGGCCGAAACCACTCTGCCGTCTCGATTACTTCTCAGGCCCGTTCTGTCCGGGCTTATCGAATCGGGAAGATGGTTCCTTATGACGGAGAAGGTGCTGCCGCTGGCGAGTTGATGCTTCCGCAAATGACTTGGAACGGAACCGCCGAAAGATTTAATAACACCTGGATCACCTGCGGGGCGGACGATATCGAAGGGGACAAGATCGACATCAACGGCGAACCCCTGACGATGCCGGTAGAGCAAACGGCCATCACGCTTTCGTTCGTGATCCGCGAACCGTACTACATCAATTACGATTCGACCACTCGAACAACCGGAGCGATGTGGACCGCGTGGGGTAAGAACCCGAGCCAGCATCTCAACAAAAGGAACAGCACCGCCCTTTTCGGATACGACGCGGGAAGACTTATTGTCACCAATGTCGATGTCACACCGTTGGACATGGAATTCAGGCGAGTCAACATCACGCTGGTAGACGATGAGTGGTATCACTTCGATCAGATGCCTTGGTCAACGGCTGGCGTTGTTCCAGAACTAGCCACGGCTTGCACGGGCGACCCGCTGCCCGTTCCGCCTAACCTAGTCACATGGCACGCGAAATACGTTCTCTGGGTCACTCCGATCGTCGAGGGGTTTAGTTGGTCAACAACCGACTTCCCCGAAGACGTTTGGGACTTCTTTACTTCGGCGGTGACAATCTCGTGATTCCATTCAACCGTGGCAAATTTGTTGGTCCGTTGGCCTGCAAGGTCACGGCGATCACTGCCATTACGGGCAGGGATAACATCTGGCGTTACACGGTCCAAGCCCTTGATTGGGACTTGGACGATTACGTTGCTTCCGCAAGCACTTACGAAGAT